GGCCTCAGGCAGACCACGGCCTCGAATAGCAAGAATCATGGCTGAGAAGAACCCGTTAACCCCCGAAGCGCTCCTCGAAGAGGCGTATGGTGCGATGTCGGAGGGTATTACCGAGCTTCGCCGGCAGGTTGGCCTGGTGAAAGAGAAGCTCCAGGGCGGGCACGACAGCTCAAACGCCTCGCACCTCGCGTTCTTGCTGGAGAAGCTGGCAACGGCGACCCGAGAACTGCGCCAGCACAAGAAGCACGACGAGGAACAGCTCGAGGACATGAGCCCGGAAGAGGAGGACGAGTGCATCCTCGAGTACATCCGGGCGATCACCGCCGAGCGGCGGCAGAAGTTCCTCGAAGAACTGCAAGCCGACCCCGGCAGCATCCTGTGAGAGTCGATGAGTTTTGCCTATTGGGATTTTCAGTGCGAAAGCTGCGGCGCAGAGTTCGAATCGCTCGAGCGGCGTAGCGAGAACGTGCGCGAGAAGCCGTGCGAGTGCGGCGGTGTAGCGAAGCGGTGCCTTTCCGCGGTGAGGTCGATGACGGTCTGGGGTGCTGCCGAGCGAGGCACATCTCAAGAGCGACCGCCCTGGGCCTTGGACACGCGCCCGCTCGCCGATGGCGTGTCGGAGGGCGAGTGGCGGAAGACGAACCGCAAGAAAGCTGCCGACCAGCGCTACTCGCAGGTGAAGCAGCTCGTGAGCTAGCGGATTTGTGGAAAAGCCTGTGAATTCTGTGCTGGCCTACCGGCCGGCCACGAAGAGCGACCTCCGCCTGGTCGTGGACTCCTGGGTGAGCTCGTATCGCACCGCCCATGCGGCCGGGATGATCGCGATGGACGATTGGCGCGAGGTGATGTGCGCACAGGTGCAGAAAGTTCTCGACCGGCCGGGCGTGGAGGTGCTGGTCGCATACAAGCCGGGCGAGTCGCCACCCCTGGACGTGTACGGATGGCTGGCCCTCGAGCGCGAGTACCGAATCTCGGCGACGGTCCGGGAGCGGTCGCGGTGGGGACGGCGGCGGATGGTGCAGGGTCGCTGTCCGCTCGTCCACTACGTGTACGTGCTCGACGCGTTCCGAGAAAAGGGCGTGGCGCGCGGGCTGTTCCGCAAGGCCGGCGTCGATCCGGCGAAAGAGTTTCTCTATTCCTGCAAGACCGGCTTCGTCTCGAAGCTCTTGCCAAAGATTCCGCTCGCGAAGTGGCGACCGCTTATCGCGCGGTACCCAAAAAAGGCCGAGACAAATGACAAAACCGAATCGACACATCCCTGAGAACCAGAGCAACGGCGCCAGCGGCGCCAGGGCCGTACTCGTCAAGTCTATCCAGTTCGACCCGAAGAAAATGGTCGAGCTTCCGGGTGGCGGCGCCGATTACGGCGTCATCACCGAGCTCAGCTGGAACCGCGCGGTCCGCACGGTGCACTACTTGCCCGACAGAGACGTCTACGAGGTCGTGCTGCACAAGCCGGGCTCGAAAGACAAGCCGTCCATCCGGATTCCGGCGTCCTGGTGCACCGAGGTCCCGTGGCCGGGCACTCCGCTCGCGTTCGAGTCAGATCAGTCGATCATGCGCGCGCTGACGGCGCCGGCACCCGAGCCGGCGCCTATCGAAGAAGACTTCCCTCGAGAGCAACCACTCCAAGAGGCGCCTCGCTAACGCTCGGCGTTCACCATGGAGCAGTCGCGCCGGCGTCGGCACATTCTGCTCCGCATCCGCGACCTGATACGCGCTCGAGACACGAGCGACCTCGCGGTCAAGCTGCGAAACCTCCGGCGCAGTACCTTCCCGGCGCAGCGAGACGCGTACGACGACCCATCGGTGCGCATGAGCACCCGGGTTGGGCGCGGCGGCGGAAAGACTACGTGCATCAAGGCCCGGCAGATCAAGCGGGGCATCAAGAAGCGCGGATCGCAGCTTCTGTACTTCGCCACCACGAAAGAACAGGCCGAGCGCCTGATGTGGGGGCAGATGAAGCAGCTGCTCGAGCAGCTCGAGCTCGAGTACAAGGAGAAGCAGTCGAAGCTGCAGCTCTGGGTACCGCGAACCGACACGCTCATCCAGCTGGCGGGCGCGCCGGACAAGAGGGCCATCGAAATCTGGCGCGGCGACTCCTGGGATGGCGTGGACGTCGATGAATGCGGCAGCCACAGCAAGAACATCCTCGAGCACCTCGTTTACCGCGTCATCAGCCCGCGCCTCGGCGACAAGGACGGGTACCTGGCGCTCTGGGGCACTCCCAGCCCGATTCCGAAGGGCGTTTTCTACGACACGTCACGTCCGGGCAGCCCGATGTCGCGGCCCTACAAGGAACGGGCGAATCCAGACTTCGCTGACTGGGACGGCTGGTCAACGCACCACTGGTACCTCCTGGACGGCGTCGATTACGTGCCGGCGCTCGCCAAGCTCTGGCAAGAAGCCTTGCGCGAGAAGCGCCGGAACAAGTGGAGCGATTCGCACCCGGTCTGGCGCCGCGAGTACCTGGCAGAGTGGGCCAGCGACGACAGTGAAACGATTTTCAAGTACCGCCCGCACCTGGACGATGGTCTCGAGTGGAACCAGTGGTCACCGCAGAAGAACAAGCGCGGCGTCGCCATCCTGCCGAACGATCGAGAGTGGTTCTACGTCTACGGCATGGACTCGGGCACCGATGACCCTTTCGCGCTCGAGGTCTTCGCGTTCTCACCCACCGAAGGGAAGCTCCGCCACGTCTACGAGTACGTGCGCAAGGGGATGTACGCAAACAAGATTGCCGAGCTCCTTTTAGGGCCGAAGCTCGACGTCCACAACCCGACCGGGCTCATCAAAGACACCGGATGGCCGGACGCCATCGTCGGCGACATGCCACCGAGCCTCATCGAGGAGCTCTCGAAGGTTTACGGCATCCAGGTCAACGAGGCGAAGCGCCGCCACAAGTTCGGCGCGATCGAGAACTTCAACGGCGAGCTGGTGGACGGCCGAATCATCGTGATGAAGGACTCCACGCTGGAGGAGCAGCTCATGCACCTCCAGTGGGCAGTCAACGAACACGGTGAGCGCAAGGAGCCCAAGAGCGAGCGCAACGATGCGGCTGACGCAGCGGTCTACGGTCGCGAGGTAGCGTCGCACCAGTTCATCCAGGAGCCCGAGCCTGACAAGCCGGCCCGCGGCACCAGAGAGCGCGACGAGCTCGACGCACGCGAAGCGGAAGAGCGCGCGGCGCGCGGCGGCGACGGTGAAGAGTTCGAAAGCATTCTTTTTAACGAGACCTACGACTTCCTGAAATAGCGATGGATAACTTCGACGGAACTACCGAGACGGACACCGGCGTCGGCGCCGAGAGTGTGAGCCAGCTTGTCTCCGATGCGGCGCAACTGTTCACGCTGCTCCAGGAGCACGCCGAGGGCCTCCGCGGCAAGGGCGTGCGGGTGGTGAAGGTCGGCGCGTTCGAGTTTGCTCTCGACCCGCCGGAGATCAGATTGCCCGAGCAGCAGGCGCGTCGGCCGGAAGGTCTGCTCGGCGACCCGTTGAGCGACCCCGCGACGTATGCGCGCGGCAACGGTCGCATCCCAGGCTTCCCTCGGATCCGCGAGATGCGCGGCGGAATGTTCGACGACGGCGGGGTAGGCGATGAGGGATAACAGCGTGGGGGGGTTCTGGTGGGACGCCGACAAGGACAAGGTCCACCGCCGGCTGATTGATTACGTCGCGACGGTCGAGAGCGCGCAGGCGGAAACGTACGAGCGCTTCGTGCAGCTCGAATACCTCTACGACCCCTTCAGCCCCGGCATCGACGAAGGCTACGACGCCAACGGCCCCGGTCCCATCTCGGTCGGTCCCGAGGCGTGCGTTATCGAAAACGTGGCGGCGTCGAACGTTGACACGGTTTTCGCGCTCATCTCGACGCAGAAGGTCCGCGCCCGGTTCATGACCGATGGCGGCACCTGGTCGGAGCAGCGGCGCGCCAAGTCGCTCGAGTTCTACACCGAGGGCCTCTCGAAGCTGCTCGAGCTCGACCGCGTCGCGTCGCGCGCGTACAAGGACGCCGAGAAGAAGGGCACCTGCTTCGTAAAGGTCTGGCCCGACTTCAAGCTGAAGAAGGTCCGCGTCGAGCGCATCCTCCCCGATGACATCATCGTGGACGAAGCGGAGTGCCGCGGCGGCGCCGAGCCCCGGCAGATCCATCACCGGATGTTCGTCTCGCGCGTGAAACTACAGCGCGAGTTCCCGAAGTACGCGGACCAGATCGGCAACGTGCAGAAGGGCGCGAACGGATTCGGCCCGCGTTACTGGGCGCAGTACCGACCGATGGAGCGCGACGATGTCGTGGCGATCGAAAGCTGGTACCTGCCCCACGGCGACAAGGATGGTGATTACTACGTGCCGGGGCGACACACAATTTGTGTCGATGGTGCGGACCTCCTCGACGAGGAGTATCACGATCATCACTTCCCGATCGCGAAAGCTGTCTGGGTCGAGCGCGATGGCTTTTTTGGGATCTCTCTCATTGAGCGCATCGCCGGCCACCAGCGCCATCTCAACAAGAGCAACTGGCAAATCGATCGCTACATCGACCAATACGCGGTGCCGACGCAGTTCGTGCCGATGGCCGACGCACGCCTGGCGGTCGCGACAATTAACCGGGTGGGTACCGTTGTCCCGTACAAGATTGCGCCGCCGAAGACGGTGATTCCGCAGGCGGTCTCGCCGGACATCCTCAACCGACGCGCGGACGTGAAGACGAGCGCGTTCGAGGAGACCGGCGTCTCGCAGACCGCGGCCATGGCCAGGAAGCCGGCCGGCATCGAATCCGGCGTCGGCCTCCGCGAATATCGCGACCAGACCACGATTCGCCACGCTCCACAGGAGCAGGAGT